TGACATTGCTCGAAGAAACACGATTGCAAATCTTTTGAATGATTGGGGCCTGGTTAATGTTCTTGGTAATTCAGAAAATGTAGCTCCGTTGAGTCAAATCAAGGTGCTGTCATATCGTGAAAAGGATGATTGGACATTGGAAACTAAATATAATATAGGAAAGAAGAAGGAGGTCTAATGGAAAAATTTAAAACTTTTATTAAAAGAAATTCTTGGGGGGAGATTACAGAAAAGGATGATAAAAGTGGTAAAGAACTTAATAACCCAACAAGAGGCGATACAAAAAAATATAAAGTCTATGTAAAGAATGATAAAGGAAACGTGGTAAAAGTTGAGTTTGGTGATCCTGATATGGAGATCAAACGAGATGACCCTGCACGTAGAAAGGCCTTTCGAGCAAGACATGGATGCGATAATCCTGGCCCCAAATGGAAAGCAAAATATTGGTCTTGTAAATTTTGGAGTTCCAAATCTGTCACGGACTTGATGAAGGGCTAACATGGTAGAAAAATTTTCAGAGTTTATCACAGAGGCAAAAGAAGACAAGTATCGTATTCTTGTAATTTCAGCTGAAAAGGGGGATAAGGCTGTTACGGCAAATAGGATGAAGGAAGAAGCTGAAAAGCTTGGATATCCTATTTACGTTGTTAGTATGGATGGTACATATACTAAGTTTGAAAATGATGTTAGAACTGTGCATGGGGTTGACGATGAAAAAGGTTTTGAAATCCATGTTGAGGACACAGTTATTTTTGTTCGTGGAACTCCAGAAAGAGACAGTTGGCTTGATCTAGTGTCACAGTTAGAAAAGGCTGGTTACTGCGTGGTCAATAGTCGAGACTGCATGGAACTAGCATCTGACAAATACCGCACATATTTAAGATTACAAGATTTCGGTTTGACACAACCTAAAACTGTTTTAATTCCAAATGAGAAACAGATCAAAACAGCATTCAAAAATCTAGATACCAAATTCCCCATCATCATGAAAACTCTGAGAGGGTCTAGGGGCGTCGGTGTTCTTTTTATAGAATCAGAAAGGGCATTAAATTCTCTGGTTCAACTTTTGTTTAAGCAAGATATTCAAGCTGATCTTCTCATTCAAGAATATATAAAAACTGATTTCGATGTTCGTGTGATGGTATTGGGAGGTAAGATCATTGCCACAATGAAGAGAGAGGTTTTGGAAGGAGACTTTAGAAGCAATTATTCTCAAGGTGCAAAAGTTGAAATCTATGACTTGTCTGAACTTGAGACTGAACAATGTCTTCTGGCTGCCAAAGCAATCGGTGGTATGTTCACTGCTGTTGACTTTATTGCGTCCAAGAACCCGAAGAAAGACCCACCATATATTCTGGAAATAAACAGTTCGCCGGGTACTGAGGGTATCGAAGAAGCTAATAAGAAAAATCTTGTTAAAGATATTATAACATATTTTAATGATCCTGATTTAAGATACACAGTACCAATAGAATGTGGTTGGGAAGAAGTTGTTACTGTATCTCCGTTTGGCCAAATGTCGGCTAAATTTGATACTGGTAATTATAAGTATCCTGTTCTTCATGCAGAAGATGTAGATATCAAAGGTAGGAAAATTACTTTCACTCATGGGAATAAAACCATAACAACCAAGCTTATTGGTGACTATGTTTCGGTTACTGGTGGTGGTGAAGATGAACGCCCAGTAGTAAAGCTAAAATTTGAATTTGCTGGAACTAATTATGGTGAAGTAAAATTTGGCTTAAATGATAGAGATAGAATGGGTACAGAGGTTTTGTTGAATCGTAAATTGATGCGTCAAATGAATGTTATCGTTAATCCACAAAGAAAATATCTCATTACAACCAAATATGTCCTTGACAAATCAACTGAAACATGATATAACTATACTATGAGTTTTTATACAAATGTCCTTCAATGGGGCAACTTTCTGCTTGTCCGTGAAGTCAAAAATGGCCAACGACAAAATTCCAGAATAAAATATTCTCCTACCTTGTATAGTCCTGTTCAACAGAAAACAGGATACAAAACATTAAATGGAGATCACGTTCTTCCTCAAACTTTTGAGACAATGAAAGAAGCAAAGGAATGGGTTGCTAATCATAAATCACAGCCAGACCTTGTGTATGGTAATACACAATATGCCTATTGTTATCTTTCAGATACCTATAAGGGAAAAGTTAATTGGGATTTAGAGCAAATTCTAATTGTCACTATTGATATTGAAGTTCGATGTGAAAATGGATTTCCTTTTGTAGAATTTGCTAACGAAGAGCTTCTATCCATAACTATTAAAAATCATCAAAATAAAAAGATTGTAGTCTGGGGTATCGGTGAATTTAAAACTGATCGAGAAGACGTAACTTATGTTGAATGTCAAAATGAAGTACATTTGTTAAAAGAGTTTCTTGTTTTTTGGGAGAAACATCAGCCAGATGTTGTCACTGGATGGAACTCTGAATTTTTTGATATTCCTTATGTTTGTAATCGTATCAAGAAATTGTTTGGTGAAGATGAATTAAAAAGACTCTCTCCTTGGGGCAGTGTTCAAGAGAGAGAAGTATATAAGATGGGCCGTAGGCATCAGACTTATAGTATACAGGGTATTGCTGCACTGGATTATTTTGATCTGTATCGTAAGTTCACATATTCAGCACAAGAATCTTACAGACTAGACCATATCGCAAAAGTTGAATTGGGAGAACAAAAGACAGGGAATCCTTTCGATACATTTAGCGAATGGTATACAAAAGATTTTCAGTCATTCATCGAATACAATATACAAGATGTTGAAATTGTAGATCGTTTAGAAGATAAGATGAAACTAATTGAACTATGTTTGACTATGGCATATGAAGGCAAGGTTAACTATACAGATGTCCTTGGCTCAGTTCGTTACTGGGATGTTCTGATATATAATTACTTACGAGAGAAAAATATTGTTATACCGCAAAAGGTTTCACATGAAAAACCAGAGCAGTATGAAGGGGCGTATGTAAAAGATCCACAAGTCGGTATGCATAAGTGGGTTATGTCATTTGATTTAAACTCTCTATACCCACACTTAATTATGCAGTATAATATTTCACCAGAAACTTTGATACAAAGCAGTGAAAAGAAAAATGGCTTGGTTGACAAAATTTTAGCTGGTAAAGTAAAAAACGAAACCAAACATTGTATGACTCCGAATGGAGCATTTTTCAGAAAGGATAAAAAAGGTTTCCTCCCAGAAATGATGGAGAAAATGTATGATGATCGTGTTACGTATAAAAAGTTACTTCTCAAGACTCAACAGAGATATGAAGATACAGGTGACAAAAGTCTTCTCAAGGATATATCTAAGTATAACAACATTCAGATGGCAAAGAAGATATCCCTTAATAGTGCGTATGGTGCTATTGGGAATAATTGGTTTCGCTATTTCGATTTGTTGGTCGCTACAGCAATTACAACGTCTGGTCAGTTATCTATACGATGGATTGAAAAAGCACTTAATAAATATCTCAACAAAATTTTGAAAACTGATGGAGAAGATTATGTCATTGCTTCAGATACGGATTCGGTGTACATCACTTTTGATACGTTGGTTAGCCGTATGTTTGAAGAGGGAACAGAGACTAATAAAATTATCTCGTTCTTGGACAAAGTGGCAAAGAATAAGTTGGAACCATTTATCAATCGAAGCTTCTCAGAGCTTGCTGAAGTGGTTGGAGCCTACGAACAAAGAATGATAATGTCCCGTGAGGTGATTGCTGATAAGGGTATCTGGACTGCAAAGAAACGATATATTCTAAATGTCCATGACAGCGAAGGGGTTCGTTATACAGAACCTAAACTAAAGATTATGGGCATCGAGGCGGTCAAGTCGAGTACCCCTGCTCCTTGTCGAGAAAAGATTAAAGAATGTTTAAAGATCATTATGAATGGCGATGAGAAAATGCTAAATACCTTTATACAGGAATTTAGAGAAGAATTTATGAACCTACCGCCAGAAGATATTGCTTATCCTAGAAGCTGTAATGGTGTTGCTAAATATAAGGATGAGGCATCTCTCTTTAGGAAGGGAGCTCCGATTCATGTAAAAGGGGCAATTTTATATAATTATCTCGTTGAAAAAAATAAACTAGGCAATAAGTATCCCAAAATACAAGAAGGCGATAAGATTCGATTCTTACATCTCCGTCAACCGAATATTTACCAATCAAGTGCATTTTCTTTTATAACTTTTATGCCAAAGGAACTTGACTTATACAGTAAAATAGACTACGATATACAATTCGAGAAAAGTTTTGTGGAACCGTTAAAGTTTATTACCGATAAAATGAATTGGTTAATTGACAGTAGTTATGGGACGCAAGGCTCTCTAGAGGAATTTTTTTAATGCGGGCATCGTATAGTGGTATTACCTCAGATTTCCAATCTGATGATGTGGGTTCGATTCCCTCTGCCCGCTCCAATTTGGATGAAATATGATATTGAATAAAGAAGATGCTCTGTATGCAGCCAATGTTTTTATTGATTATTTTCAGAACTTTGGAAGGATTGATGATTATCTCCGTAAGGTTAAATTGGAGAGAATGTCAAACTACCCAACCTCTTTGCCAGGCATGGGCCCGCAAGATGATTTTTTTAATGATTATAATATGCATCCAAAGGATATGGAGTTTGAATGCCGTGAAGTGACTAATGAAATATTTGTTAACTATCTAGAAATTGTGACCTCTCATGCTGTTGAGGTATCGGTGCCAGGCAAAGCTATTAAATGGGTTGTGTATGAGAGGAACACTGGAAAAATCTTTGGGTTTATTCGTCTTGGTTCACCAACCATTAATTCTAAACCACGAAATAACTTTCTAGGTAAACCCTTGGATACTCTCAATCCAAAAGTTATGAAGCGTTTTAATGACTCTACTATTATGGGATTCATAATCGTCCCAACTCAGCCGGCAGGTTTTAACTTTCTTGGTGGTAAGTTACTTGCTGCAATCTGTTGTTCTCACTTGACAAAGGATACTCTGGACAAGAAGTATGGTGGGCCATTCTGCATGTTTGAGACTACAAGTTTATATGGAAAAACTTCTTCCGTGAGTCAATATGACGGTATGAAACCGTTCTTACGTCATAAAGGTGAAACTGTATCTGACTTTGCACCACTGATTAACGATGACAATTTTCACAGACTAAACGATTGGTTTAAGAAACGTAATTTCGATATTGTTGAAGATGAGGAAGTCGAAGGAAACTTAGATGAATTTTTTCCAAAAGATGAAGGTGCAACATTTAATCGTATCAAGAACGGTGGGCCACTTATTGATCCAAATGCCAGCTCTCGTAAACTCAAAACACAAACTAAGATGATTTCAATCATTAAGGCATCTCTTAAAAATGTAGACGATGATGCTTATAATAAGTTTGTACAAACCTACCTTGATGCAAAGAATCTTACAGAACAGAAGCGGGCGTATATGAGCGACTATGGATATGAGAACGTAAAAGAATATTTGAATATGGAAACTGATGAACTACTCAAGAAAGATAACTTTGATCGTTATAGTTTTGATGGCGTAGTAGATTGGTGGAGAAAAAAAGCATCTAATCGTTTTGAAACTCTAAACAGTGATGGAAGATTAAGAACTGTAGCTGAAACATGGAATACAAACCCTGATGACATCCAAATCATCCGTTGAACACTCAAAATATGTAAAGATTTCCAGCGGCT